TATCCTAACAATCAACGGAGCAATCAGTATCAACACTGCCACCATTACAGAACCCACCGGTACTATCAACAGTAGTTTGACTTTGGGTACAGTGGGCCTATTTTCTGTTTTTGCTGCCATAGGTGCAGTATCTAGCATAGGCACAACCAGCAACATTGCGCAGAGCATAGGATCTAACTCAGCTGCTGTTACTGGGTTTGCCTCACCCAATGTGGTCAGCGGAACTATATACAGCAACACAGACGAATTAGCAGTTATCCAATATGGCATTTACGTTGACAGTGTACTAATCGCTGATTCCAATCGCACTCAGTCACAAACATCACTAGTAAGTGGTTGGCCTATGTCAATACAAACTATAGCAACTGTGACTGCAGGACAAGTAGTGACCGTTAAAACAACAGTTCCCAATGGCGGATTTGCTATTGGACCTGCCATGGCACTGACATTGATACCGATAACTAACTAAGGAATAATTATGAACGAAGAAGATACGTACAAGCGTTTAGAAAATAAAGGATGTCCATGCTGGTGTGGCAAGCATTGTGGAACCAGTTGTATGACTGACGGATGTGACTGTACTGAATGCGGATGCTTTGAATGTCAAGCAACTGATGTTCAACGCGACTACAACTAAGAGAGAAAATTATGTATAGAAAGTATATAAACATAGTAGAAGCAGCTAACAAAGGCTGTCCTATTGCCACACACGATATTGATATTAATTTAAAGAATCGTCAGAATGCTATAGATAACCACCATTACGGTCCAGCCAATCCGGCAGAGCCAGGCAATTACTGGAAAGAAGCGGCCAAGCAATGGCACATAGACGAAAAGACTGCCAAGACAATGAAGTGTGAAAACTGTTCTTCCTTTGATGTATCAGACACTATGTGGGCCTGTATAGAATCTGGGATCCAAGGCGACGACAAGGCAGTAGATGCTATGGCATCAATACACAAAGCGGACCTAGGATACTGTAATTTTTTACATTTTAAGTGTGCAGGTACCCGAGCCTGTAGTGCATGGGTAGCAGGCGGCTCTATTGACAACAAGGACCGAACACAATGAACATTCGAGACCTTATGGATATAGTAGAAGGCAAGTTTCGCAGCAAAGGCATAGAAGAATTTGTGCCCAAGAACGACGACCTTAACGATTTAAAATCACAATACCTACCAGACTGGGAAATGCTAGATCACCTCACACTTCAGGCCAAGTACGTGGCCAAAGATCACAGACTTGCACTAGAGTTTGTGGGTTTTGTTAACAGACTGTCAGAGAAGCTGGATCACTTTGCAGAAGTCACACAAGATGTATCGGAAGTCACAGTTAAGACAAGTACCTTTGACGTTAAAGGGTTAACTATATTAGATTTCAAGCTAGCCCTGTATGTAGACTACTACGCAGAAAAAAACGATATAGAACAAGTGCGTATGCAAGGCAACTTCGGTATGCACGAGGCTGCTAAGAAAGGTCTTTACTATAATGTAAACAAACGCAAGAAGGCCGGAACCAGTAGAAAGCAAGGTGCTCCAGGATCTCCTACAGCACAGGCATGGAAAGATGCTGCTAAAACTGCCAAGGATTAACACGCAACAATAGGGGGAATAACTTTGTTTGCTAGACAAGACATAACATTAATATCTAATCCTGTCTGTACCAATCCAGTCGATCTGCAGCCTAACGATTTCCAATACTACGACAAAGATGGTTTTGAACTGAATCAAGCAGAACAGAAGTTTTACGCTGCTATGAATTATCCTATAGATATACCTATACTAAATCATTGCTGCTGGCAACAACCGTGGTTCTATCTAGAACGAGATGACCTAGGACTTATATTAGATCACGCAATGTTTCTATGCCGTTGTAATTATAGCGATGGAGCTCAAAGACAGTTAGAAAAATTAAAAGCTACAGTGCCTACCGCTGACTATCTATTACGAACTCGCGTTAAGTGGGGATTCGATTTTGCACTGGATGCAGTAGCACCTTGTGGAACTGTGTTTGAAGTCCTGCACGTAGAGTTCGACAGCAATGACTACGATTACTTTAACACTCGTATGTTTAATGTAGAATATGCCATCCGCCACAATGACTGGCAAGATGCTGCTAATCGTGTTTGGAAGGAAAGAACACAGTGGCAGGATCTCAAATCGTTTGCTCAGAACGATTGGAAAGCTGAATACCTGTTAGGTTGGAAGAAAGGCGAATACACTGAGAAAGCAATATAAATACAATGCGTGAAAACACCACTGTTATTATAAAATAGAATACCCTACCTTAGGAACGCTTGCGTTGCTTTTGGGTTGCCCGGCTGCTGGGCTAGATATTAAGGAAGTCGTGCTCCGGAATGATATCTTAAAGTGAGCACCTTTTTACGGCTACAAAATAAATTTAATTTTGTAATCAAACTGTAATCGATGCTGCGATAAATATTAGCACTATGCTAAAAACTTATCGCAGTATTTTTATTTCTGACGTTCACCTTGGCACTAGAGATAGTCAAGCAGACAAACTCAACAATTTCCTTAAACACAACACATGCGAAACACTTTATCTCGTGGGAGATATATTAGATGTTTGGCGTATACAACAAAACAAATGGCGTTGGAAGCAGAGTCATACCAACGTTGTAAGACGTATACTTGGACACGCTAAACGTGGCACACGAGTAATCTACGTAGCAGGCAATCACGATGAATTTCTAAGACCTCTTATGCCTTATGGTATTAACTTTGGTAATGTAGAAGTTGTTAATCAATTTGAACACATAGGTGTAGACACCAAACACTACCTAGTCACACACGGCGATCTGTTTGATGGTATTACTAGACTAGCGCCCTGGTTGGCATTCTTAGGCGATAAGGCATATGACTTTATCCTATCTGCTAACAGTAAATTTAACTGGATCCGGCATCGTATGGGCTTTGGCTACTGGAGCCTTAGCCAATATCTCAAAGCACGAGTTAAGAAGGCTGTGGACTTTATATTCCAGTTTGAAAAGAACCTAGTGGCCTACTGCAAGAAGCGAGGATTTGATGGTGTTATATGTGGACATATACATCATGCAGAGATCAAAGAGATAGATGGCATTGTGTATATGAATGACGGCGACTGGGTTGAATCATGCACAGCACTGGTAGAACATCACTGTGGCCGTTGGGAAATTGTAACTTGGACCAAGGAGAGCGACGATGTGGATACTGATACTAATAGCAATGCACGTAAACGACCCAACCGATCAGCCAGGGAGAGTGGAGATGCAATTTCCGGACCAACAGAGTTGCGAGCAAGCTCTAAACACGATCCAGTGGCAACTAAAGTTTAAAAATTTTAAGGTAACAGGTCAATGCAAGAAACAATGAAATTAAGTGATACCATTACCATTGTGGTACCTTGTAAGAATGAGGAAAACTATATACATCATTTGTTAGATGCTCTACGCGACCAAGATATAGGTGATACCAGAGTTATCATAGCTGACTGCTCTACTGATAGTACTAGGCAAGTTATACAAGATAACAAAGGCGCATTGCAGGTCGAAATCATCGAAGGTGGTCCTGTTTCTATAGCCAAGAACAGCGGAGCACAGCTAGTGACTACTCCTTACATTCTATTCATTGATGCCGATGTGCGGTTCTTTAAAGGCACTGTGATTAAAGATGCTGTCAATTTAATCGAGTCTGAGAACCTAGATCTCATCGGACTAAACATCAAATGCTATGACAATGACTTACGAGCAAAGATTGGATTCACCGCATTTAACTTAATCAACCACACAATAAAATATTTCTCTCCATTTGCCGTCGGAGCATTCATGCTTACTCGTAAAGATCGTTTTGAAGAGCTCGGTGGCTTTCCTGAACAGTTTTCAACTTCCGAGGACTTCTTCCTATCTAGAAAGTACAGTCCAAGAAAGTTTAGAATCCTCCGCCATCACTTTGGACAGGATAGTCGTAGGTTCAAGAAGATGGGCTATCTTGGGATGGCCAAGTACTTAATCAAGAACTTTGTCAACCGCAACAACAAGGCCTATTGGGATAGCTTGGATTCATCTAGGTATTGGAGTTAAGAATACTCGCCGGGCTGGCGGCGTATAATAGGACAAGTTAAAACAGAAGAAGAAAGAAGACACCGCAGAGGCGATACTAAACGCTATGATATTTCTAGGAGCATTTGGCATTATTATACCAGTTATCACAATT